AATAGATTATAATAATAATTATTAAATAATGATTACCGCCTATAATAGTATAAACTTATATTAAGTATATAATATAACTATGAGTAATATAAAATTAATTTATAATAAAAAGGAATATATGATATTTTATAAACAAATTAAATATCATATTGATAAAACACTTATTAAATTTCACATACCATTATTTATTGCATTAATAGAAAGATTAACAGAAAAATAAAAACCAAAATTAATTATAATATATAATGATTTAAATATTATAATTTTTTCAACTTTATTAGATTTATTTATATATAATAATCAAACAGAAAGAAATAAATATTTTATAATAAAAGTAAAGGTTATACTAATAAATTAGATATTGACTAATTATTTTCATTTATAATTATTTTATATAAATTATACTAACTATATAATTGTATTCTTTAGTGTATTTATAATAATAATAATGATTTAAATTATGACTACGTTTATTATATAATGTTATATGATAAAATAGAAACTTTTTATAAAAAAAGTAATAATATATTTAGGAGACCTCTAGAAAAAATTATAAATCATATGTTAAATAAATGTAAATATATTAATGGTGAAAGTTTAGAAAGACATAATTGGGGAAATAAACCAATAAAATTAAAAAATATTCCAACAGATATTAAATCACCTTATTTTGAAGAAAATTTATTAAAAGCACTTAATTTAGATGAAAATGAAAAATCAATAATAGAATTATTATGGGGAGATATACAACTGGGTAAAAGAGTTCAGGCATGTGTAATAATGTGGATTTCAGTTTATATATTAAAACGACCTGTATTATATATTTTTAGAAATTTAGCAATAGACCAGAAACAGTTACATGAAGATATACGTGGTACTGAAAATTATAATTTTAATGGTCAATTTATTAGAAATTTATTTGAAGAGTTTAATGGTGAATTACAAGAATATTATAAAGAGACTAATGTTGATTATTATAAAGAGTATAAACTACCCGAATTAAAAGATATTGGCACAAATGATACACTCAATAAACTAAGTAATAAAGAAGCAATAAATTCAAATGATATATTTTGTTGTCTAATGAACCATACACAATTAGCAAAAATTAATTCAAAATTTAGTGAATATATATTATATAATAATGAATTAATTGATATGACAGTATTAGTTGATGAAAGTGATTTAATGGCACCTACATCTTCAAATGATTGTAGTGATTCTAATGATGTAAAGGATTCAACAGCATGTGAAATATTACTTGCTAAAATTTATAAAAAAGTAAAATATGCTTTACATATTACCGGAACAGCTCATTCTTTATTATATAATATAACAACAAGATTAAGTGAAAATACTGATATACAAATTAAAGTATCTAAAGTTCATAAAATGAATAGGTCTGATAATTATTATGGATTATTTAATAATAGCATTAATTATAATACATCAAAAGTTAATACATGGTGGGATTGTCAGGATATTAAAAATCATAAAAAAATAAAAATACATTATAATATTATTGAAGATTATAATAAAAATATAAAACATATTATTAAAGAAATACTTAATAGACCATTAATTAAATATAATTCATTATTAATATCTGAAGAAAAAATAAGAATTAATCAATTTAGTTTAGTAAATGTATTATTAAAAGATTTTTCTAATTTATTTATTGTAATATTTCATGGTAATTGTTTGAGATTATATTTATCAAAAGAGTATGAAAAAGAAATAAATGATTGGTCGTTATGGGATGCACAACATTCTACAACTGGTCCAAGATTATGGCAGATAGGTGGTGTATATGGGACCGCAATATACACTGAAAAAAGTGAAACGGTCCCTAATAACTATTGTTATTTTGATATAAATACAAAAATTTTAAATATAAAATTAGTTTATAAATTATTAAGAATATTATTTGAAAAAAGTAAAATTAATATAAAATATAAAACTGTTATAACAATAACAGGTAAATATGGTGAAAGGGGTTATTCTTTTACTAGTGATGATTATGATAATTATTCATTTCATTTAACAGATCAATATTTTATATCTCACGCATCTTTTAATTGTACTGATATATCACAAAGATTAAGATTACAAGGTAAATATAATGATAATGAATTAAAAAATGGAACAATGAAACTTACATTATGGACTACATCAAAATTAAAAGATATTATACAAAACTTTTATGTTCTATTTATTAAAGAAATAGAAAAAAATATAATGGAATGTTATGAATGGGAAGATATAAAAAATTTAATTGAAAATATAATTGATACTAAAGGTGAATTTGAATTTATAAAATATATGAAATATATTGATGTATCAAAAAAACGTAAAAATTTAAAACTTCGTAATTTTTTTGATAAGGAAAATAATGGCTATAAATTAATGAATATTAATAATATGAATGATGATGAAATTATAGAGTGGTGTAAAAATTATGGTCTACCTGATTATAATTGTGTTAATGAAATCAAAGAAATGAATAAAACTATTTTTATTAATATATATGGTAGTGAATGGGAAATAGAAATAAAGTCAGATTTAACAATTGAAGAAGTAAATATTTTATATAAACAGTATGGTAAAAAAGCACATAACCCTACTATAAAAGCCGATCCCGATACTAAATATGAAATTTGTTCATTAACTACTGAATCAAAAAAAAAGTGGGATTATGATGAACTTTATAAAAAATTTATATTAAATTATGCACACCAAATAAATATAGACCATTTTAATAAACATAAACGATTATTAGAAAATACAACTAAAAAATATTTAACACAATTATTAGTTGGTTATAAAGAAAATGGAGATGTTAGATATATACTTAAAATATTTAAAAAACATGATACTAAAATTAATTTACCTGCAATAACAAATGATATCAATAAAATACCATATATTGTTAATGCTGATATAGTATCATATTCAGTTCTCAAAGAAGAATATAAAAAGAAAAATAATTATGGATATGTAAATGAAGGTAATACTTTTATAGAAGGTGGTGGATTGCCAAATGTATATTATTGGTTAACACCTAATAACTGGTTATATTTATTTGATAAAGATAGACCTGAAATAAGTTCTAATATTATACGCAATAGTTCAGACGTACTAATTAGTAATAATAATGTACCAACTATTGATAATGTACCAACTATTGATAATGTACTATTATTTACAAATATGTGTTGTAAGAAAACAAATAAACATAATTTAAGATTTACTTTAAAAGATATATATAATATATATGAAACATGGTGTAAAATAAATAATAAAAAGTGTTTAGGAATACAAAAAAAATTTAAAGTAGAATTTGAAAAATTAAATTATAAGGAAGAAACAATTATTGGAATTGATATACATAATAAAATATGTAAAAGAGGTTATAATTTAATGGTTTCAATATAATTTAATTTAAAAAATAATTTGTTTCATTAATAATATGAAAAATTATATAATTAATGCTTTTATTATACAAAATAAAAATTTATTATTAGATATTTATGAATATGTAAAAATACATTATGATAAAACTATTGAAATAAATAATATTAAAATACAATTAACAAATTTAATAAAAAATAAAATTATTATAAAAAATAATAAAGAATATGAATTAACAAATGAAGGAATAGTAATATTAAACTATCATAAATATTATTATTCAAAAATTATTATTAAATTTTATAAAAAATATAATAATAATCATAAAAAATATGCATTAAAAGAAATAAGATTAGAACAACAATTATTAAGAAAATATTTAATAAATAATAAATTTCATATATGTGTTATATGTGATAAAAAATTACCATTATGTTTATTAGAAACTGCACATATAAAACCAAGATGTTTATTAAATTATAATGAAAAAAATGATAATAATATTGTTGAATTTATGTGTAGATATTGTCATAATTTATATGATAATGGATTAATTGGTATTTGTAATGGATTATTATGTGTAACAACATTTATAGATAATTATGATTTAAATTATAATAAAAATAAATTAATAATATGTTATAATCCACAAAATAAAATATATTTTAATTTCCATTATAAATATATTTATAATGAAAATTATATTAATATAAAATAATTACTAAGAAAATTATTAGATGTCATTATAAAAAAATGATATGATAAATTATTATTATATATATTAATCACCATCAGTCTCACTATCTGCAAAACTATCACTATCCTCAATATCACTATTAATTAATTTATTAATT